CTCGAACTGCAAGGCGCGTTCGCAGGCATGGCCAAGGCGCGAGCCGCCGAGGTAGTCGCGGGGCGGCCGCGTCGCCTGAGCGGCGGTCAGAGCTCGATCGACGGCAGAGTTGACCCGGTCGGCGAATCTGGGACGGCGGTTATAGTCCAGCATCAGAACGGCACCTCTGGCGTCTGCGCCCGGGCGATGTCGGACATGGCCTCGCGGAAGCCCTCGACGGCTTCCTCGATCAGCGCGCGCACCTGCGCCTCGGTGAGTTCGGCAAGCGGAGTGGCCCAGCCGATCTCGTCCATCAGCAGCGCCACGCGCTTCATGGTGGCGGTGATCGCGGCGCGCTCTTCCTCGGTCAGGTCAACCATGGCGAAACGCTCCCGCGCCAAGCGCGTCCAGAAGGACTGGCAGGGCATCGAGCAGAACCAGACCGAGGGCCGGGGCCGCTTCGACCGGACCGGATCGAACCAGCCAAAACCACGGGTGGGTTGCCGGCAGACAGCACAGAGTGTTCCACGCGGATGCCAGAGCCGCCGCCGGTCCTCGGCCGTGATGGGGGTGGATGTGGACATGGGTCATGCCGCCCTCCGTTCGGGCCCGGCGGCCGTGTCGATCAGCTGGCGGATGGCGCGCTTGTTGAAGCCGAAGGTCATCAGCGCCGAGGCGCGGTAGCGCGTCAGGCCGAAGTCATGGCGGCACTCGGGCGGCAGGTACTGCAGCTGCTTTTCGGTCGGCGGCTGGCGCAGCCAGGAGCGGGTCTTGAAGGCGCTCTCGTCGGTCTCATGGGTGTTCAGCCAGTCGTCGGCCTGCGCGAGGCAGACCGTGCGCTCGCCCACGCCCAGCAGATGCGGGCGTTCGCCTTTGGCCCCGCCGATCGCGTACCAGACCCCGTCCAGCCAGAAGATGCCGCCCCAGGCCGCGAAGCCGGTGGCCATCAGCGCATCGTCCGTGCCGTAGAGGTCGACCCAGGCGAAGCTGGACCGCTTCAGCAGGTCGATTTCCGTCATCATGAAGCCCGAGAGCGGCGCGGCACCGTCGCCTTCGCCCGCATCCAGATCCTCACGGGGGAACGCCTCGCCGCAGAGCGGGCATTCTGTGGCGGACAGCGGGATCTCCGCCTCGCAGGCAGGACAGGTCTTGGTCGGCGCCTCGCCGGTCTCGGTCTTGCCGTCGAGATCGACATCCTGTTCCAGCGTGCCGTGGATCAGGCTGGAGGTGCCGAAATCCAGCACGACGCAGTCGGTCTTCACGATGCCGGGATGTTCCTCGGGATCGACGGTGCGCAGCCCGCGCCCGACCATCTGGATCATGGTGGACTTGTAGGAGCTGGGGCGCAGCAGCACGACGCAGGAGGTGGGCGGGTGGTCCCAGCCTTCGGTCAGCACCGCCACGTTGACCACGACGCGGATGTCCCCCGCGGCGTAGTCGGCGAGGATCGCCTTTCGGGTTTCGGCCGCCAGGTCGCCATGGATCAGCGCGGCGGAAACGCCCGCCGCCCTGAACGCCTCGGTGACGTGTTCGGCGTGCGCGACGGTGGAGCAGAACACCACGGTCTTCCGGTCGCCCGCCTTCTCCCTCCAGTGGCGGATCACCTCGTCGGTGACGGGCGCGCGGTCCATGATGCCCGCCACTTCCGCCATGTCGAAATCCGACATGGTCTTGCGGACGGAGCGCAGTTCGTCCTGCACGCCCACGTCGATGACGAAGGTGCGCGGCGGCACCAGGTGGCCCGAGGCGATCAGTTCGCCCAGCCGCACCTGGTCGGCCACGTTGTCGAAGACCTCGCGCAGGCCCTTCTTGTCGCCCCGGTTCGGCGTCGCCGTGACCCCGAAGATGCGGGCGTCGGGATTGGCCCCGCGCACCCGGTCGATGATGCGGCGGTAGCTGTCGGCGACGGCATGGTGCGCCTCGTCGACGACCAGCAGATCGAGGCGCGGCATGTCGGCCAGATTCGAAGCCCGCGCCAGCGTCGGCACCATGGCGAAGGCGACCTGGCCGTTCCAGGATTTCTCGGTGGCGTCGATCACCGAGGTGGCGACGCCCGGCACCACGCGCTGGAACTTGATGCGGTTCTGCGCTGTCAGTTCGTCGCGGTGGGCCAGCACGCAGGCCTTGGCGCCGTCTGCGATCATCTCGCCGGTGACCGCCGAGAGCATGATGGTCTTGCCCGCACCGGTGGGCGCCACGCCCAGCGTGTTGCCGCGGGAGGCGAGCGCAGCCACGCTGCGCTCGACGAAGGTCTTCTGGCGGGGGCGCAGGCGCATGGCCGGTCTCCCCTTACTGCGCCCAGCTCGGCCGACCGGCGGCGCCGGGGGCGGACGCGGGCTGGCTGGGCTGGGTGCCCGTGGTGGGCTGTTGCGCGGCGTGGCCTTGCGCCGGGGCGGCGGCGGGCTGCGGCGCTACCGTGCCCATCAGCGCGGCGTAGTCGCGATGATCGGGGGTGACCGCAGCGCGGATCTCGTTCTTGTCCTCGCCGTTGGTGTCTTGGCCGATGTCGATGCGGGCGACGAACTCGACGCCGTCGAGATCGCCGAACCCGTTGATGCGGCGGCGGGCCTGCGCCTCGGGCGAGTTGTCCTTGTCCGACACGCCGCGCGCCGAGTTGAGGATGCCGCGGATCAGGCCGCGCCCCATGTTGGCCCAGTCCGGGCCCTTCGGGCTGTAGAGGCCGATCAGCGACCAGACCTTGCGCCGGGCATAGGGCCCCTCGAGCACCGTGTATTCGGCGTCGAGATAGACGGCGCCGGTGGCGGCGCGGCGCGCCCAGCCACCGGTCCAGCCCTGCGAGGGGTCATCGAAGCCGCCGGGGCGGAGCGTCAGACGCACCTTGGCGAGCGTGCCCTTCGGGATGACGTTGGTGTTCGATTGGGCGGAGTTGAAGTCGTTCCAGGGTCCGGACATTGCGCGGCTCCTTTCAGTTGGAGGATGGGACGCGCAGCGGCGTCAGAGGGGAAAAGCCACCCCGGCGACCGGATCGGGACACCGGGCGTGGCGAGAGGCGCTCAGCCATGGCCGGGCTCCTGCGCGGGGGCGGGATCGGCCGGGGTCACCGGCGGCCAGGTCAGGCGTTCGGAGGCAGGCGCCGCGGGGCGCTGGATCTTCTCCATCAGCCGTCCGAGATGCGGGGCCTCGACCCTGTCGAGGCGGCCCGAGCGGTCCTTGGCCGGATAGCCCCAGGGGTTCAGCGTCTGGCAGACGAAGGCTCGCTGCGGCTGGCCGCCCGGGTCCGGGATGTCGGCCATGGTGATGACCTGATCGACGATCCCCGGCAGCTCGAGCCCGGTCTTCGAGCCGTCGATCTGCGGCTGGAAGACCTTGCGATTGAAATCGTCGAGCCGCTCGTCGAGGATGCCCACGAACCAGACATGCTTGCCGCGCGTGTGCTGCAGATGGGTCAGCCAGCCAATCATCTCGCGGCCGTGCAGCCCGTAGGCGCCGCGGATATCTGGCTTGCCGGTTTTCTCGGAGAATGCCTCGGGCTGGCCGCGGCACCACTGGAAACAGAGGCGCGCGGCCACGGTGATCGAGTCGATGAAGACGGTCTCGTATTTGCCGATCACCGCCGGATCGCCGTAGCGGCCGCAGACCTCGTCGAAATGCGCCTGGCTGTAGGGCTGGTCCTCGCGTAGCGCCGGGTTCGGCCCACCGATGAACACCGCGAAATCCCGGCATTCCTTCCAGGTGCGGGGCCGGAGCGTGTCGATCTCCAGCCCCTCGACCGCCAGATCCCCGGCTTCGAGGTCGAGGAAGAGCGTGGTGGAGGCGTTCAGCGTCCAGAGCAGGCTGGTCTTGCCGATGCCGGACCGCCCGAAGATGACGCCCTTGATCCCCTTACGTTGCGCGAGCCGTTCGTCGGCGCCGATGATCGGAAGGGCCATCACTGGCCCTCCTTCTTCATCACCGCCACCGCCGCCCGGTCGGCGCCGATGCACCCCGCCTCGCGGGCGAGCTGGTAGAGCCGCTTCAGCGCATCGGCGCGGCGGTAGGCGGCCGAGCTCTCGCGCTCCGCCTCCACGATCGCGAAGGCGATCTCGTCGACGGTCGCCTCGACGACCGGCAGCGGCTCGCGCGGCTCGTCACCGGCGCGCTGCGGGAAGGCGATGGTTTCGGGGAGGTCTTCGAGGGCGTAGCTCGCCTTGCGAAGACGGGTGATGTCGTCCGGCTGGTCCGTCATGGCTTTTCTCCGTGAGATGAGATGATCGAGGAGGCGCATCACACGGCCTCGCGGACGCCGGGCGCGGGCTCGGCGACGTAGATCGCCAAGAGCGGCGTCCCGTCGGCATGGGCGCCGGCGTCCTCGATCTGATAGTTGCGGTTGGGCTCGCAGACCTCGGTCAGCTCCCAGCGGCGATAGAGCCCCGGAAGACGCCTGAAATCCTCGAGCGACAGATCGGCAGTGCGGTTCATGCGTGTCTGCTTTCGGTTGGAGGGAAGGCGCTCGGGGCGCTCGAATGGAAAAAGCCACCGGCGGGACCGGATCGGGACATCGGTTCAGGGGATTTCCTCGAGGGCGTCGTGCAGCCGGCGCATCGCGCGCTGGTACCGCTTGCGGGCGGCGGCCTCGGTCAGCCCCAGGTCAGCTCCCGCCTCGGCTTGGGAAAAACCCTCGATCGCCACGCGGATCACCAGCACGGCGTCGTCGCCGAGCAGCTTCCGCACGGCGCCGTTGAGCCGGGCGTACCCATCCGCGCCGATTCCGCTGTCGCCGCTGTCCGCCACCTCGTCGGGGTCGGCGCCGCTGGCGAGACGTTCGCGCGCCGTGTCGCGCTGGCGCACGCGGATCATGTCGCGCTCGACGTTGCGCAGCACCGTGGCCGCGATCCAGTTGACGCGCCCGAGGTCGAGGCCGCGGATCGCCTCAGTAGTGCGCGCCAGCACGTCGGACGCGACCTCGTCAGCGGTGCCGAGCCTGCGCCAGAGCGACCGGCGCCGGATGGCGTCGAGGCCGGGCCAGAGCGCCAGCAACAGCATTGTCAGGGCGCTGTCGGACGTGGGCCCGTCGCCCTGCGCTGCCCTGACAAGAGCGGCGAGGATCAGGTTCTTCTGGCCCTGTTCGCCGGGGGTGCGGTGCAGCCCGTCCAGCAGGGCCGCCGGATCCCGGAACGCTGCAAGGGCGGCCTGTTCACGCCGGACGGCGTCGAAACTGCGCTGGAAGTGAAGGTTGGAGGACGAATGCATGAGGTGATCACGGATCTCGTGCCACGCGAAGGACATCGAACGCCTGCCTTGCGGCCAGGCGTCCGGCGCCTTCTCGTGGCCAGGTCAGGACGTCGCGCGTCTCTGCGATTTCAGGGGGTTGGGTGAATGCGCGCGTCAGCGCGCGGGTGCGGTCACGTTGTTCAGCGTGCCGCAGCCGCGGCAGGTGGCCTGAACCGGAAAGCCCACGAGATACTCGTGCCCCCGCGCGAAGCGCAGGTGCATGCGGCCGTCCCGGCAGACGCCGAGCAGCTTGTCACAGCGCGTGCAGCGCCATTCCGAGTTGTGGGTGGTGGACTTGGTCTTCGCGGCGCCGGACCAGCTCGTCGGGGCTGCCTGGCGCGGGGGGAAGGGAGTCGGCATGGAAGTGCTCCTCTATGTGGAGCCCTTCCAGTAATCAGCGGTTTGTTAGACCGTCTCCCGCCGCATGTTAGACCGCTGTTAGACGGCCGCTTCCTCGGCTGGCTCGGCCACGGCTTCGGTCGGCTGCGCAGTGAGTAGCAGTCGCCAATATCCGTTCTTCGCACCCTTGCCGATATAGACGTCCCGGATGCTGTCCCAGGTCTCCTTCCGGAACGCCTGCTGGGGGCTTCTGGACTCGAAGCCTTCCATCAGCGCCTTTACCTGAACGTCGGGACTGCCTTTCGCGGCTGCGACCACCAGGCGCTCGAAGATTGTAAGTTGATCGTTCCCAGCGAGGTGAAGCGGCTCCCTGCCAGGAATGAACAGCGTGCCGGACTGCTTGCCTGTCCGAACCACCCGCGGCGACACGCCCCCGCGTGCGAGTGAAAGACCGTCTCGGTACGCGAGTTCTATTCCGTCGCGCGCGAACAGCATTTCCTCGTCCACCGATGCGAGATGGGACAGCAGCGGCATGACGACGTTAGGCCCAAGATGTGACGGCATCTCCTCGCTCGCGGCGAAGACGATGCCCACGCCAGCGGTGCCCCGCGCGCGCAACATCAGATCCAGTCTCTGCGTCGCTTTGGGATCATTGAGCCGTCGAGCGAAATAGACGGGCACATCTGCCTCATCGATCTGGATCGCGCCGACGAGGGTCAGGTCCGGGTCCAGGATCTGCGCCGCCCGCTTGCTCAGCAGCGGCTTCATCAGGCGCATGAGCGTCTCGTGAAGCCACTGAGCGTTGACCGCGAACATCTCGACATCCGACGCGGGGCGCTTGCCGACATCTTCGCCGAAAGGACCGACAGCGTGGATCATGCCCTCGGTCGCCGACGGCTTGACGGCGCCTTCCCCGTCGACGTCGTCGTCCTCGATGAGAACCACGTCCTGACGGTCGCGGCGCTCGAGCAGGCCGCCTTCGATGAGACGCTTCGGGTCAAGCCCGAGTTCCAGCAGATAACTTCCGCTGACCTCGTCCTCGATGCGATCGTGGAGTTGAATAAGCTGGGGGAATATCGCGCGAAGGTCATCATGCGCGATTTGCCTGAACGCACTCAGGATTCCCCATTCCTTGAGCAGCGCGAAGCCGAGGCTGCGTTCCTCCGGATCGGGCTTGCTCTGCAGGTTGCAGCTCTTCGTGCCCGCAATCGTGATATTGAGCGTCCGCTGCTTCTCATCGCCGATCAGGTTGTAGGCCACCGCGATGGTGATCCGGCTGAACGCTTCGGCGCGCCGAAAGATGTTCCGCGCCCCGAGATATCGGTCGGCAACCTCCTGGATGTCATCGTCGACCGTCACCTTGAGCTGAAGCTTCCGGCGCCAGGTTCCCAGCCGGATCTCGGCTTCGATGACGCGCGCAAACTCGAACGCGTACCCTTCGATCTCAGGGGGCTGCAGGAGAAGCGAAAAGCGGAAGCGCGAGAGATTATAGCGCTTCCAGGTCAGCGGCTTCTGGGAGATGTCGTGACCGAGCGCAACTTCGGCGAAGGAATCGCTGACTGTCTGGCGCACCACGGGGCTGTCCGCGCAGACCTCAATCTGCCGCATCGAGGGCGTGTAGATCAGCGTCGCCTCGTTCGGCGGGCGGTAGTAGATGGTTCCCCGCCGTCCGTCCTGTCGGTGATCGTAGACGCTCGAAAGCGGGCCACCATGCCGGACGATCAGCATGATGGACGCTGGGTGCGTATCGGTGGCAGGCAGATCGAGCGCCTTGACTGTGCAGGATATCTCCGGCTTCAGCTCGAGCATGCCCTTGATCTTGGACGCCAGCGCCTTTTCGTCGATGGCCGCCGCGTCGAGGGCTACCTGGTTCTCCAGTTCGACCTCGAAGGCGTCGTAGAGCTTGCCGTGGTCGCGGAACTGTCGGGCGAAGTGAAAGCTCTCCGCATCCTCGAAGGTTTCGCGTTCATGCAGATATGCCCAGATGCTTCTGCACAGTTCATCTGGCTGTCGGTGGAATTCCTGCGACCGTGCGTCATCGAGTTGTTGCTCGACAATGGTCGCGAGCGAGGTGACGCCCTTTTTCTCGGCGAGGGCCCGGATCCTTCGTGATCTCTGCTCCGCAGGTCGCAGGTCATCGCGGTCGAAGTCCGACAGCGTCTCGACAAGCGCTTGCCGAAACGCCTCGACTCCTTCTTCGTCGGCGAGGTCGGGAACGTCCTCGGGCAGCTTGAAATCCGGCTCGTTGTCGCCCTCTCGCACCGCGAGGGCAGCCCGGGCGAGGTCGACGCGCGCATCCTCGATCAGCGCCAGAACATGCGGACCGATCGGGGATGCTTTGCGCGCCATGAACTCACCTCAATGAACTACTGCTCTCGATTGATTCAACCTGCGATAATCATGGACAAATCCGTGATCGGCAAGCCCTGATGTTCTCTCCCTGTTCGCATTTCCGCATCCCGTTCCGCTGAGATGTCCCACCTCGGACGGCTGGGTGGCTTTTGATCGGTAGCACACCATCAAACACGGCCACCGAGACATGAACCGCCCCAATCCGCTACCTCCCGACCAGATGACGCCCGCAGAGCGCCGCGCCGAGCTGTGCGGCCTGCTGGCACTCGGGCTGGTTCGGTTGCTCGGGCGCGGGTGCGAAGTATCTGACAATACTAGAGAAAGTTGCCTACACTATCCCGACGACCAATGCCGTCATGCAACTCCAACTCACCGGAGAAACGCATGACGAAGCCCGATCCCATCCCCGCGCGTCTGGCCGCGCTGAAGTCCATGTCCGTCCCCCAGTTGAAGACGGAGTGGCAGACGATCTTTGCCACGGCGGCGCCGAACAACAGCCGGGCGTTCCTCGAGAGCCGGTTGGCCTACCGCATCCAGGAACTGACGTATGGCGGTCCTGATCGCGAAACCCGACGCATGCTTGATCTGCTGGCCGACGAGGTTGGCGGCACCCTGACGCGCAAGAGCCAGATCGCCGATCCTCGCAATCCGGTGGTCGGCACGCGGCTGATCCGCGAATGGAACGGGGCCGAGCACACGATCACGGTCTTGCGGGACGGGTTCGAGTGGCAGGGGCGACCGTACAAGTCCTTGTCCGCGATTGCGCGGGCGATCACCGGAACGCGCTGGAATGGCTACCGCTTCTTCGGGTTGCGCGAACGAAAGCGGGGGAATGATTGATGGATCAACGCGCAAATCCCATCCGCCGCCAACGCTGCGCCATCTACACGCGCAAATCCTCCGAGGAAGGGCTGGAACAGGAATTCAACAGCCTACACGCCCAACGAGAGGCCTGCGAGGCCTACATCGCCAGCCAACGCTCCGAAGGCTGGGTGCTGGTCCGCGATCAGTATGACGACGGCGGCATCTCGGGCGGGACGCTGGAACGGCCCGGCCTCAAGCAGCTTCTGGCCGACATCGAGGACGGCCTTATCGATGTGGTGGTCGTCTACAAGATCGACCGCCTGTCGCGGTCGCTGATGGACTTCTCGAAGCTGGTCGAGGTCTTCGACCGCAACGGCGTGACCTTCGTCTCGGTCACGCAGTCCTTCAACACCACCACGTCCATGGGGCGGCTGACGCTGAACATCCTGCTCAGCTTCGCTCAGTTCGAGCGCGAGGTCACAGCCGAGCGCATCCGCGACAAAGTCCGCGCCTCCCGCATGAAGGGCATGTGGATGGGCGGCTACGTCCCTCTCGGGTATGATGTGAGGGACCGCAAGCTCGTGGTGAACGAAGAAGAGGCCGCCACCGTGCGGGGTATCTTCGAGAGGTTCGTCGAGATCGGATCAGCGACCGTGCTGGCCCGCGAACTGCGCCGCAAAGGGCTCCGCAACAAGCAGGGCACCTTGGTCGACAAGGGATATCTCTACAGGGTGCTGATGAACCGCGTCTATCGCGGCGACGCCGTCCACAAGGGCAAGGCCTATCCCGGCGAGCATCAGGCCATCATCGACGTGCAGCTGTGGGATCAGGTCCATGCCATCTTGCGGCAGAACCCGCGAAAGCGCGCCAACAACACCCGCGCGCAGGCGCCCGCGTTGCTCAAGGGCCTGATCTTCACGGCCACGGGCGCGGCCATGACCCCGAGCAGCACGAAGAAGGGCGCGCGCCGATACCGGTACTACGTCTCGATGGACGTCATCAAGAATCGCGAACCCAGCGATGAAGGCATCCCGCGCCGCCTTCCTGCCGACCTCGTGGAAGCGGCCGTGGTGACAGAGTTGCGGCGGGTGATGCGCGCCCCGTCGATCACGGCACAGGTCATCGCCCACTTTGCCCGCGAGGGTCACGCCTTCGCCGAGGCCGACGTTATCTCCGCGCTGCAGACGTTCGAGGACGTCTGGGGCCAGCTGTTCCCTGCGGAGCAGACCCGGATCGTGCAGTTGCTGGTGCGCCGGGTTACCGTGACGTCCGAGGGGCTGGTGATCGATGTCCGGACCGACGGCGTCTCGGGCGTCATGCGCGACATGATGGCCCCACGAAAGAAGGTGGCGGCGGAATGATGAACCCCGACGAGTCCATCCAGATCTTCGTGCCGCTCAAGGTCCGCAAGCAGAACGGTCGGCCGAAGATCATGCCGCCCTCCACCTATCTGCCCAGCGAAGACCGGACACAGGATCCGCATATCCTGCGCGCAATCGGCCGGGCGTGGGGCTGGCGGCGACGCATGGAGGCTGGCGAATTCAACACGGTCACCGATCTGGCGAAAGCCGTGGGGCTTGCCGAACGCCATGTCAGCCGACAGCTGCGGCTCGCCTATCTCGCGCCGGGGGTCCTCAAGCGATTGGTCTACAAGCGCGAGGTGCCCGCCGTGACCCTGTTGAAACTGACCGATGTCGCGGCCCTGCCATGGCACGAACAGCCGGAGCGGGTGTTCGACTGA